ACTTCAGCCGTTTATTTCACTCCGTCAACTGGCGATTTAAACGCTATTACACATTCAGGCTCATCTGATGAGCGTTTAAAAACAGACTGGGAAGATTTACCTGAAGACTTTATAAATTTGCTTGCATTGGTAAAACACGGAGAGTACACCCGTGTCGATACTCCATCTTCTATACGCCAAGTAGGTGTATCTGCTCAATCTTTGCAAAAAGCATTGTCTATTGCTGTATCTGAAAACGATAACGGGTATTTATCGGTTGCCTACGGTAATGCTTCTTTGGTAGCATGCATCCAACTTGCCAAGCGAGTTATTAACCTTGAATTGGAATTGAAAAAGTTGAATGGAGAAAAATGAAAAGCAAAGAATTGTATGGACTTGACATAGCAACGCAATGGGAAAAAATACTCGACATTCATGTTTTAAAACTTGCCAAAGAACATCATCCTGACTGGTATCGATGGCGGCTGACAAACAACTTTGAACGTGCTGTATTCCTAAAAGGCGATCCAGTAGGAGGCCGAGAAGCGGCTCGTTATATTTGGGCAAATCAAAACTTGTTGGGCGCATCTATGCTTGAGCTTGGTTGCGCCACAGGTTACGGTTCTCAATTTTTTTCGCAACAAGTCAATTACCTTGGCCTTGATTACGATCCAATCATTATTGATGTTGCCAAAGAACAAAATTGGGGTTTAAAAAAATGGTTTGTTCAAGCTGATATCAACACATATGAATTTCTTGACCATGAAACCATAGTGGCGTTTGAAGTAATTGAGCATCTTTCTAACGGATTAGAGATTGTTGAAAAACTTAAACACCATTGCAAACGACTTTTGATCAGCGTCCCGCACAACGAGCCTGTTGGTTTTTGGGGGGAGCATCACAAGCTGCATGGTTTGACAGAAAAAGACTTTGTTGGCTTTGACTTTTCGTATGTATCTGAGAATGGCAGATGCACAACAACTATGGAGCCAATCAGCGACACCAATAGGTGCAATTTGATGCTTTGTAGGTGGGACAATGAGTAAGATACTTTGCTCTGTTGCCACAAGAGGTAGATACTTCACTACCCTGCCTTTGGTTATCCAAGCCGTAATGAATCAAACACGGTTGCCCGACAAATTGATTGTCTTTGATGACAACGATGAACCAAAGGACATGCGGGAAGACCCTTTGTATCAAAACTTGTTTTATGTTTTGAGTTGCAAAAAGATCCAATGGGAATGGTTGTTTGCCAACAAAAAAGGGCAGCACCACATCCATCAAATGGCAAACACTATGGGGTATGACTGGGTGTGGAGAGTAGACGATGATGCCGTGCCTGAACCAAACGTCTTAGAGGTGCTTTGCAGCCACATTGCAGATGATGTTGGAGCCATAGGTGGCACGGTAATGAACCCGCCTCATTTGCCTGCTGTTATTGAATCTTCAGGATTGATTGCCAATATTGAGATAGAACCAAATATCCAATGGGGATTGATCAAAGAAAAGAAACAAGTCGAGCATTTGTATTGCTCTTTCTTGTATCGTGCTGGCGTACATGACTATAACCTTGGTTTATCACGGGTAGCACACAGGGAAGAATCTTTGTTTAGCTATGGCCTGCATCAGAAAGGGTACAAGTTGTTTGTTGTGCCTCATGCGGTTACATGGCATCTAAAGCAACCTACTGGCGGCATTAGGTCTGAAACCAACCCTGCTATGTATGCCCATGATGACCAAATCTTTAAAAACCATGTTGCAATTGCCGACAGCACTATCGTAGTGTTAAATTGTGGTCTTGGCGATCACATTGTCTTTTCTAAAATTTTGCCAAAGATCAAGAACCCTGTAGTGTTTACCTGTTACCCTGAAATTGTTGAAGGACGGTCTATTGCGGAAGCCCAACAACTATATGGCGACATTGACCAATGGAACATCTACAAAAAGATGGATCAGTGGAAATGGACTGGCAGCTTACAAGCGGCTTTTGAAAGGATGTACCTATGATTGTCATCCAGCCCTTTTCTCGTGCGTTAAACAATGGCAAACAGAATCCCAAAAACTATCCTTACTGGCAAGAATTAATCAAGTTGATTGATGAGCCAATTGTTCAAATAGGAACTGATGGTGAACGCCAATTGACTGATGATTTCAGGACAAACTTGAGCATTTCTGACCTAAAAGCACTGATTCATGAATGTCGAACATGGATTGGGGTGGATAGTTTTTTTCAACATCTTTGTTGGTCAGAGGGCAAACAAGGTATTGTTCTGTGGTCGGTGTCAGACCCATTAATCTTTGGACACCCTGAAAACATTAACTTGCTAAAGGATAGAAACAGTCTTGCCGCCAATCAATTTCTTTGGTGGGAGAACACAGAACACAATACTAACCACTTTGTAAAACCTGAAGAAATATTACCCCACATAATTCATGTGGGATCGTTGAAAAGCATCTAGAATCCAAGGTACTTGACAGAGGCGCAAAATGTCCGATTACACCCGTCTGCGTACCCCATTTACCAACATGTCGTTTACACCCGATGTGCCCAGCAACGCCTTGGGTCCAACGGAATACAACAACGGCTTGAATGTTGAAGCAGATGTGCGTGGGGTAAAGAAGGTTTATGGCGAACAACAAATATTAGATGCCGTTCCAGGTAACTCCATTTTTGTAAATGCCAACTATCGTGATCAAACCACATTTGTCTATATTGTGGCAACTCGTGAAGGAAGATGGTACAAAGTTGCAACCACTGGCGTTACCAATATAACGCCAGGTTATGGAGCAAATCCAAATGTTGCTTTGACGGGATATAACGATGATCTAAATATTACTTCATCATGGGTTGGTGGTGTGTTTTTTATCAACGACACATTGCGCCCTCCTATGTATTACCGTCCAACTGACACCGAAATCCAAATTTATGACACAGCGCCTGACGATTTTGTGTGGAACTATGGAACAAGTGTTGTTGCCACCCGAGCAGGATTTGTGCGTAATTTCTGCTCGCCCAATGTTGGCAACATTTTAATTGCAGGCAATTTAACTCAAGATCTTGATACCAGCGTCACAGTAAATTTCCCAACAACGGTTCGGTGGTCACAAGCTTTTGCTGGTACAGGTGTCCCAGCTACTTGGGAGCCAACCCTAACCAACATTGCCAACGAACAAGAAGTACCTGTGCGTGGGCCATTAGTTGATGGTTTCTTTTTAGGTGGCAGTTTTTACGTTTGCTCATATTGGGATACCGTGGTGTTTAGCCCAATTGCATATCAAAGCAGCACAGCACCAATTTTTGGAGTTCGACTGTTTAACCAAGGTCGTGGCTTGCTAAACAACAATTGTTGCGTCAACACTGACCAAGCTGTATATGGAATTGATAGTAGAGACATTTGGGTATTCGATGGAAGCAATTTTAATTCTTTGGGTAACCAGCGGGTTAGAAATTATTTCTTTTCCAACCTAAGTCCAACTTACCAAAATCGATTGTTCATGGTGAACAACACGCAGAAATATCAAATTGAGATCTACTATCCTGACTTGGAAAGCACTGGTTGGTGCAACAAAATGTTGTCTTACCGTTATGACCTTCAGGTGTGGAATGCGCCAAAGGACATTCAAGACGCATGTAATGGTTGCGAAGCCCCTGTATATGACTCAACTGAAGCTGACTTTATGTATGCAACACGTTGTGTTACTTACGCACAAGGCAGCACAGCAAGTGCAGAATTAATTCAAACAGGCCAAGGTAATTCATTTATCAATGATGCGCCAATTCCAGCATTGTTTGAGCGCAACAACCTTGTTTTGCAATCTGAAAAAGGCCCAGTACCTTACAGCTCAAAAGTGTACATACACCGTGCTTTGCCCGAAATTGCTGGCACGGGCAGCATAGACATAACCATTGGCGGCGCTAACTCAACCGCTCAAGATCCAACTTACGGTCAAACTGGAATTGTGGATATTGTTACAGACAATCCTTGGGTAACAACTCAACAAAACGCTGTGCGTACAGTGTCTATTAAAGTTGAATCAAATGATGCAACCAATGCATGGAATATGACAGCCATGAATTGGCAAGCTACAGTTGTTGAGGATGCGTTCTAATGCCATTTGCACTAGACAGCAACCCATCGATTTCAGAGATTTCTGAGGCGGTCAACTACATCCTTGCAAACTTGGGCGCTGGTACGCCGCCTGGGCAATACCCTGTCAACAATGATCCATCTACGGGTTTCATTTCTAACACTGTTGGCACGTTGATTCAGTATCAATACAGGTACTTGGATGTCAAATATGCCGATAACACTGCTGGTTTAAATTTTAGCGATAACCCATATGGTCGTTTGTACTTTGGCCTGTTTAACACCGACACTGTCACAGAAAGCGTTAACCCCGCTCAATACACATGGTTTCAAGTAACTGGTGGATTTGGAGCAACCAAAACATTGTGGGTTGTAACTGCTGGTGGTCGACATGCCACTTTTGCCGCCTCTCAAGAAGTACCTGATTTAAACCAAAATTGGCGGCTTGTGCCTTTGCGTTCCATTGATCTTGATAACCCATTTAGGCCGTTTGACCAATGGATGAACGTCAAATTTGCGGATGACAGTGCAGGCACAAACATTAGTGATAGTCCTACAGACAAATTATTTTATGGTTTAGCA